TCACCGGGCCCGCAAGTGGACATCCAAAAGGAAGTCTAAAGGCTTGGTTTTCTTGGCTTTGGTGTACCAAACATCTGAGATCACCGACTTCAGGAGGGCGTTTCTCCCGGCCGCATCTGCGGCCTCATAGGCGTCCAGGACGCCACGGATCCTCTCGGCAAGCACGGTCGGATCTTCGACATGGGCGCCTTCAATCTCGCTGGCAAGCTCAGACTGTTGACGCTCGAGAAGGGCGATTTTCTCACGCACTACAACCATGCGCTCGCGGAAGGTCGGGATGTCATATTCGCCCAGTTCCAGCAGCTCATACAGACGGGACTTCTGCCGCTCGGCCGCAGACAGCTCCTTTTTCAGTGTCTCCAGCTTTACCTGCAGAAGTTCATTCTTGCGGCTGGATGGCAGCTCGGGGCGGGGGAGGGTGAGCTGAGCCAAGACATCCTGAAGGTACTCCAGAACGCGGTCCTCAACAAAGGTAAATTTCGCAGAAGCACAGCAGCCGGCTTTCATGCACAGGAGATACGGTTCGCGCTTCATGACCATGCGCTGCATGTTCTGACCGCAGTTGGAGCATTTGACCAGCCCAGCCAAAGGACTCCTCACAGTGCCGTCATGCTTCGGGGGAGCGTACCGACCATCCATGATAGCCTGCACCTTTTCAAACAGATCCTTTTCCACAATGGCAGGGTGGAGGCCGTCCGTTATTGTCCACTGCTCTCGCGGCTGGTAGACTGTAATATGCTTCAGATTGCCCTTGACGCCCTTTTTGATATGCTTCTTTTGGTTCCAGACGATCTTCCCAATATAGGTCGGGTTGCGGAGGATCTTTGCCACGGAGTTTCGGCTGAACTCAGGCGAACGGTGGGGTCTCGCGCCCATGGCGTTGACCTGCCGCGCCACCGACACGCAGCCGAGTCCCTGAGCATATAGCTCGAACATCATGCGTACAAACTTGGCTTCTGGTTCGTAGATCTCCAGTGTAGGCCTGCGGTCCACAGATACCTTCTTGTAGCCATACGGGGCATTGGCAACATAGCAGCCATCCTCGATAGATCTCTGTAACCCCCGGCGCAAACGCTTGTTGATGATCTTGTACTCCCGGCGCGAGATGAAGGTTTTCATCTCAGCGATCTCATCGTCCAGCTCATCGGAGAGGTCATATGTCTTTTCGAGGGTCACAATGAGGGTGCCGCTGTCACGGAACGCATCTAGAATAATGCCCTGATCTTTCATGCGACCACGGGAGAGACGATCCAGATCCATGCACAGTACGCAGTCGTATAGGCCCTCCTCCACGTCTTGGAGCAGCCGGAGCATCTGAGGACGAGCATAGAGGGATTCGCCACTGACGACCTCCTGGTAGGTCTCTACGATATGAATATTATTCTTTTCGGCAAACCCCCGCAGATCCTTTTGGTGTTTTGCCAGGATCTCCTCCGTATCCATACCTTCTTCCGCTCTGGATTTTCGGAGGTATACAGCCGCTTCCTTGCCGGCCAACTCATTGGATACAGTGTGAATCATAAGTCCTCCAAAACAAATGTTCGACAAAAGGTGTCCGAAGAAGCCGCCCGGTGTGGGCGGCTTCTTTGCTTATGTAATTACTGGGCGCCGTTCAGTGCGTCAGGGTAAGTTACAGACTCGATGACGGTGCCGGCCGCGGCATCCACAAACTGGATCTCACAACGGGCCTCTACATTGGCCAGCGTCTGATAGAAAGCAACCTGCATGTAGATGGCGAGGGGAATGAAGGCGGCGACGAAGCCCGCAGCATCATACCCAGCCTTGTCCACACTGATCTTGACTACATCAAAATCCTTTGTGTGATCGATGGCGGTGATATAAGGGGAGTCTTCGGCCTTGACCATATCGTTGAAAGAGGTCTCGATATTCTTGAGCATATCAGCTACGAGTTCTTTGTGCTTGGCTTTGGACATCGTCACCTTGATGGAGCCATCCTCGTTAACAACAGCCTTCTGGAAGCCCTGCTCTGCCGCATAGGTATCGGGGTCAAAGGTGGACATGTCGGTGCCCTCGAAGAGAGAAGCGGGCATGGTAATATCGACCGTGAGCAGATTTTCATCCACTTCCATGCCGCCTCCGGAGCTGGATGCGGAGCCGGAAGCAACGCTCTGGGTACCGCCACCACCACAGGCAGCGAGGGACAGGATCAGACTGCCGGCCAGCAGGAAGGAAAGGATTTTCTTTTTCATTTTGATCTCCTCCGTTGTGCCCAATTTGGGCACTTAAAAAATTTGTCTTGCAATCATCGAACGAGTGTTCTATAATTGGAAGCACCCACAAAATAGAAAAGGGAGGGCGAGGGCATGAAGCGCAGCCAGGAATTGTACCAACAGATCTGTGCCGCAACGCAGCGTGAAGCGCTGACCGATGCGGACATTGACAAGATCGTCTTATTCCTCCAGCGCCGCCTTCGCCAATCGGGCGATGCGGCTGATCTCGGCATCAGACAGCTTGTCAACTTCGATGCCGATCCCATGTAGTGCCTGAGCCAACTTGTCGGCCTGCCCGTCACCGGAAACGGTGGCGGGCTTTTCTTTTTCCCCAAGGAGCTCACTTGTAGTGATGCCCAGATAGTCTGCAAGCATTTGCACTTTTGCGACAGATGGGGTCTGCCCACGATTTAGGTCGGATACAAAGCTGGCACCGACACCTGCGTTTTTACAAACAGTCGTCGTTGGCTCGCCTTTTTTCTTGCAAAAATATTTGATGTTTTGCACAAAAAGCTCAACATTCATAGCGTGTCATCCTTTATGCAAATTCGTGATTACGAAAAAAATTACAGAATTACGGAAAAACGTCTTGACAATCCGTAATTACGGATTTATTATTAAGCCACAGTAAACATGAGAGGGGAGGGAAACCGAATGAGGATGCCGTACAGAACACTGCCCGACGATAAGGAAACCATGCAGAGGGCACAGCAGATCGTCTCCCTGATTGTTGGATGGGGTGTAACATACCGCGAGGCAGAGGATGCACTGACAGTGGCGCAGGAATTACTCCAAACCAAAACCAAGCTGGTGACTACTTGAGTTCCTCTTCGAGCCGATTTTGGATGGAAGTGCGCAGCAGATCTAACTCTTCTTCCATCTCTGTCCTTGCGGCAGGGGAGAGGGGAAGGATCAGCCCGCCGATGCGGTCCCGGTAAATAGAGAAAAAGCGGTCAATATCGTGTTGCAGTTTCGAGTTCATGGCAGACTCCTTCACGATGATTATTTTTTTCATTTTACCATGTTAATTTGAAATTATCAAGACGGAAGGAGGAAGAAAGATTGGAATACAACCCTCAGATCAGAGCTTTGAGAGAGGCTAAAGGTATGACGGTGCGTGAGTTGGCCAACAAGCTGTATGTTACCGCACCGGCTGTTGTCCAGTGGGAATCGGGTCGAAACCGCCCCACGCTGGACAATCTTCTGGCCATGGCGGACCTGTTCGGCTGCTCTATTGATACGATCTGTGGCCGTGATGCCCCAGGGCAGACCCTTGCCTAATTTAATTCTACCCCGAGAAGGAGTGAGTTTCCATGCCGGAAGAATACCGAAATATCTACAAGACTGCTCGGCGGTGTGCCGATTTGACGCAGGAGGCGGCCGCAGAACGACTGGGCATCAGCGTGGAAAGCATCCGGGCCTATGAGACGGGGCTTCGTATCCCGCCCAACGAGGTGGTAGAGCAGATGGTGATCTGCTACAACGCCCAGTATCTGGCCTATCAGCACCTGCACGAGACCAATGCTCTGGCGGCTCGCATTGTTCCGGCTCTGGAGCCGCGCAGCCTGCTGGAAGTTGCGGTTCGATTCTATAACCGCATGACCTGGTTTGCCAAAGGCCGTCAGATGGAGCAGCTGCTCATCATGGCCGAGGACAATCAGATCGACGAAGACGAACAGGCCGAGTTCGATGAGATCATGGCAGAGATGTGGGAGATGGCCCGTGGCTACATGGAGCTGGACATGTTCCGCAGCTCGGGGCCGCAGGGATAGGGGACAGGCTCACAGGAATAGTATCGAGAGGAGGTGTGACGCTATGAGGTCAGATCAGTTTGTACATCAGAAAAAGCCCTGCGCCCGTGTGGAGCTGGAAGATCAGCCGGTAACCGTTACCACAACAGTCGGCAGCACTACATATCGTGGGCAGGAATACGAGACCATAAAGGCCCGGTGGAAGGGATGCCACGTGCTCCGGATCGGAGAAGAGGAGTTCCTGGTCGATGAGTCAATGACTTTTGATGCTGGCCCGAGGCTGGGCGTCACACTGGTCTTTGAGCGCCACAGAGAAGTCCCGTTCACAGAGGAAGAATGCGCTGCTGGCCGCGCCCACATCTTGAGGGTCGCCACAGATGTGCTTGTCGGTCAAGGCATTTGGTAGAAAAGAGGATCACAAATGAAGTTGAGCAATAAAAAATCCCCCATGACTGCGGGAACAGTCACAGGGGGTACGGCAATCAGAGATCACCGTGAGAACACCAGTATTATATCACAGAGTAGACCACAAGGTCAAGGGGGTGAGCGGCTTTGTCTGAAACTACATATAAGTCCGGGCGAAAAAAAGGCTTTGTTGTTCTATTCCGGGATGTGGCCCAGGATGCCCGCTTGAGTCTTGAGGCACGCGGTTTGTTCGCAATGATGGTGTCCCTCCCGGAGAACTGGAACTATTCTGTGTCCGGGTTAGCTGGTAAGGCTGGGTGCGGCAAAGATAAAATCCGCAGGCTGCTTAAAGAGCTACAGGAGGTGGGATACCTCATCCGGGAGCAATCTCACGATGGCGGCGGAAAGTTCTCCGGCAATGTCTATGTTTTGCAGGATGAAGCACCGTTGTCTGGAAACACCGACAACGGTGAAAACCGTCAACGGTTAAACCCGATGACGGTTTTCCCGACACTAAAGAATAAAGAGTATAAAGAGAATATAGAAGAAAGAACCCCCTATAGTCCCCCAGGTGGGGGACGGCGTGTGCGCAAGTCACCCAGGACTGCACCTGACTGGTGCCCAGATCGGTTTGAGGGTCTTTGGAAGTATTACCCCAAGCAAGGGCGTAAGGACAAGCAGAGGGCAATGGATGAATGGGACAAGCTCGCGCCGGATGCTGCTCTGATCGATACCATTGCCCGGGCGCTGCAGACGCTGAACAAGCACGATGAGCAATGGCAGCGAGGAATTGGCATCCCCCATCTGCACCGGTTCCTGCGTGACCGCAGGTGGGAAGATGCCGAGGAAACCTCGGAGTCTGATGCCAGACAGCCGGACAGCGGCTGGGCTGATGATCCGGAGGTGATCTGATGGTAGATCCGTCACGCATCACCTGGTTCGAGTATTCTATGGTCACGAGGATATGAACCGTGTGGCTGAAGCCATGGAGCACATCGCGGCTCGGCTGCGAGACTGTGGGTGCGCCATAGCGGTCAGCCCGGAGCGCTTCACGCGGGAGAATATGCCGGCCGAAAGCACTTTGGAGCATTACATTGAGCAGGTGCGTATCATCCGCAGCGAGCTGGCTGTGTTCATCACGACCCCTCCGGTACCGGGTGTGAGCAGAGACCGGCCCTATATGACAGTCCAGGAGGCCAATGACATCGAGAAGATCCTGGTCGATGTGGACCAGCTGATCACAAATATGATCGCCGCCTACTACTACAGCGGCGAATTGTACGGAGGTGAAGTGTAATGCAGGATATGGTGATTAACGGAACTGGAAACAGCCGCTTTTTGAAGAGCGTTGAAAACTTCCTGGATCTGTTCCCTACTTATGAGGCTTTCGCAGCGGCATTTGCATCGGGCGTCCTGCCTGTGGACTTCAATGGGATAAACCCTGACGGTATTACTCAGATGGGCACTCCATATGCCAAGGCTACAGTGCTGACCGATGAGACGGCGGCGCAGTTCAATCTGGATGAAACGGCGACACCAAATGACGTTTTTTCCATATTGGCACAAAGAAACGCTCAAAACGTTGCCATCGAAAAAATTACATCTTCCCGGACATGGATTGCCCCGAAGGCTGCTGAGCAGCTCTTCAAGGTGTTTGCTGTGGGTGCCGGTGGCGGTGGAGGCGGTGACGGAACAAAAACTGGCCCCTGTGGTGGCGGTGGCGGTGGCGGTTATATTGAGGTCGGAGACTTCGAAATTGCCGAAGGCACGGCAATCACTGCGATTTGTGGCGCTGGCGGCTCAGCCGGTGAAGACGGCGGATTGACGAAATTTGGAGACTTGATTAGCGCTGCAGGAGGGAAATGTGGGGCTTCCGGTGATAACGCACACGGTGGCGCTGGTGGCGCTGGTGGCGGCGGCTCCCTCTATGGCCACGGCGGCAACGGCTCCGTCTATGGTGGCGGTGGCGGTGGCGGCCACTACGGCGGCAATGGCGGAGATGGTGGAACATACGGCGGCGGTGGCGGCGGAGGGCACACCACTGGATACGTAGGCGCTGGCGGTGCTGGCGGCACTTATGGTGGAGCTGGTGGCACTGTCGGCGGCACAGGTGCTGACGGAGTGCCCTTTGCTGTATTTAAGTTTTGGCAAACGCTATTTAACTTCGACTGTCTGGGTACTTCCTGTTTAGGAGGTTCTGGTTCTTCTGGTGGCGGTGGAGGCGGAGGTGCCGGTTATGGTGGCCGTGGAGGACATGGTGCCGCATACGGCGGCGGTGGCGGCGGTGGTTTCGGCGGAAACGGCGGAAATGCTAACACCAACGGCGGCGGCGGTGGCGGCAGCTATGGCGGCAATGGTGGCGCTGGCACTTTTAGCCACGGTGGCGGTGGCGGCGGCTTCTTCTCCAACGGCGGCTCCGGTGGAGATTATTATGGCGGTGGCGGTGGCGGCTTCTTCGCAGACGGTAGTGTGGCGAATGGCGGCGACGGCGGTATTTTGATCATGTACATCAAGGAGGATTGACCATGAAATATAAAATTCTCAAAGATGGCGACGTTGTGAATACCATCGTAGCCGACCAGCCTTTTATTTCAGAATACTGTGCGGGAAACGGCTTCACTTTCGAGGAAATTCCGGAGGTCAATCCTATGCCTGACCCCGAACCGGAGCAGGAAACCACTGTCTGGGACGAACTGGACGCAGCCTATCAGGAAGGAGTGAACAGTGCCTATGACAGCTAAGGATAGAGTGCTCCACCGTGAGCGTGAGCGCGGCAGAGCTGCCGCTCTGGGCCTGGCCGCCCGTGCACCTGAGATGGACGGCACGGCGCTGATCGCGGAGCAGGGCCATATTCCTGCGTGGCGTGAGGATGCTGTTTACACCGCCACCCATGTAGGATTCCCGGTGCAGGACAGTGACCAGGTATATACCATTCTGCAGCCGCACACGCCGGCCCACAACCCCGGCGTGCGTCCGGCTGATCTGCCGGCCATCTACTCCATCAAGCATACCACCGACCCGAAGAAGGCTAAACCCTACATGGCTCCCAACGGTACCAGCGGTGCGTACATGTCAGACGATTGTGCGGTGGAGGATGGCCGCGTGTATCGGTCCACCATCGATAACAACGTGTGGGCGCCCTCCGGCTATCCTGCCGGGTGGGAAGACCTCGGCACAATTGAAGAAGTACAGGGGGAAGGCGGTTGATGGACAACATTTCTATTGGCATACTCTGCACCTTGGTTGGCCTGATCATCAGCTATGCTGTTTTCTCCCGGAACAAGGCAAAGGATGACAAAGGGGAAGGTCAGCAGATCGGTCAGGTCATCTCGGATGTTGGATACATCAAAAGTGGCATTGATGATATCAAGTCAGAGCAGCGGGAGCAGCGGAAAATCAACACAGAACTGTTTACCCGAATTGCCACAGTGGAAGCCAGTGCCAAGCAGGCCCACAAGCGCTTGGATCACATGGAAGGTCGTGAGGAGCGGCCATGAGGGGCGTAAAGAAGCTGTGGGCATGGCTGGCCAGTGTGCCACACCTGTTTGGCAAGCTGATGGTGGTGTGGTGTGTGGCCGCAGGTACATTATGCAGTCTTTGGGCTCTGCGCATTCTGTCCCGGACAGGGCAGGATGCAGGGAACCTGCTGATCCCCGTGTTGGCGTTCTTCGGCGGGGAGCTGGCCTTGATGTTCGGAAAGAACGCATTACAGAGCAAGAAAAAGGAGGATAACCATGATTGATTTGACGACTATTCTGGAAGCGATTATCGCTCTTGCGGTGGCGATCATCACCGCATTCGTGATCCCTTGGTTTAGGAGCAGAACCACCGCCCAGGAGCGGGAGGATCTGCTGGTCTGGGTGGATATTGCCGTGGCCGCAGCACAGCAGCTGTTCCACCAGGCTGAGGGACATGACCGACTGAACTACGCATTGACTTTTTTGGAAGACAAGGGTTTTGCAGTAGATGAGCCGGCTGTTCGTAATGCGGTGGAGGCTGCTGTACTGAAGCTCCACCAGCAGTTGGAGGGCGCAGCCAATGACAGCAATTCTTGAGGAGGACCGGGTATGACGCAGAAAGAGTTTGACGCTCTGATGGAAAATTGGTTGGCGAGGCAGGCAGAAAAGGGGACGAACCCTTGGGGCAAGATGCCGGAAGCTCAGCAAATGGGGATTACGGATGGGCGTCGTCCTCAGAGCTTTGCCACACGGGAAGAGGTGGCGACCATGATCATGGCGGCACTCAAGCACTGGACTGATTGCGCCATCAATATCGTGAAAAACTCCTGA